AGAGGTTTAAATCAATGGACGATTGAACAAACTACACAAGCATTAACAGAAGGTACTTCTAGTTATTCTCTCAATTCGAATGTTATTGATATATTAGATATGTCTTTGCGAAGAACAACAAACAACGAAACTACTGATACAAGTATGAGCAGAATAAGTCGTGCTGAATACTTAAATATACCAACTAAAGATACCAAGAGCAGACCATCTCAATTCTTTTTTGACAAGCTGACTACGCCTGTAATAAAAATATGGCCCTCTCCTGAAAACTCTACTGACGTTTTGTTATTTAATAAAATAGTACGTATGGATGATGCTGATACAGCTATCAATACCGTAGATATGCCTTTCAGGTTTTATCCTTGTTTTGCTGCTGGTCTAGCGTATTACATATCTCAGAAAAGGGCGCCAGAACGTACACAAGTTTTGAAAGCTGCTTACGAAGAAGAATTCAGAAGAGCAGCTGACCAAGATGAAGACAGAGCATCATTTCGTATCAAACCTTCAATGAGGAGTAATTATTAATGGCCTACGCTGTTGGCAAATTTGCAAAAGCCATTTGCGATAGATGTGGTTTTGAATATAAGTTACATGAGCTACGTGAAGAATGGAACAATCTTAAAACATGTCCAGATTGTTTTGAACCAAAAGCTCCGCAAATAGACCCAAGACCAGTTGTATCTGATCCAGAGGCATTATACAAACCAAGACCGAATAATGATTTAGAAGTTGGTGAGGGTTTTGTAGTAGTGTCAGATCCGAGTAATTTTAGTTCAACAAGTATCAATTCATTTTCGATGAACTCTTCAATATTGGGTTCTAATTTTTCTACTCCCAAAATGACAGCAACTTTAGGAACAGTTACAATCACAACATGACTTATACTGAATTAACTACTTTAATACAAAGTTTTCTTGATAATAATGAAAGCACTTTCAATACAACGCTTCCAGATTTTGTTAAGAACGCTGAAGATCGTATATTTAATTTAGTACAAGAAGATTTCTTTAGGAAAAATGTGACAGGTAGTTTAACAACGGGTAGCCGTTTTCTAACTTGTCCAACAGATTTTGTTCTGAGTTTTTCGTTGGCAGTAATTGATAGTTCAAGTGATTATCATTTTCTGGATAAGAAACACCCCAGTTTTATGCAGGAATATACTCCTGATATAACTGATACCAGTCTGAGAGGACTGCCTAAATACTACGCTGACTTTGATAAAGAATATAGCACTTCTACAAGTTCTGGTTCTACTATCGTAGTCGCGCCATTACCAGATGCAAACTACTCAGTAGAATTGCATTATTTATATAGACCAAATAGTTTGGTTACAAATACAAGCGGTACCTGGCTTTCAAACAACGCCAGAGACGCCTTGCTTTATGGCTCATTAGTCGAGGGTTATACTTTTATGAAGGGTGAACCAGATTTACTTACAACTTACGAAAATAGATTCCAACAAGAAATTGCTAGATTAAAAAATAGAGCAGAAGCTAGAGGAAGACGAGATGAATATCGTTATGACTCACTTCGCTCTAATGTAAGTTAAAAGGAGTAAATATGAAGCCTATCAAGAAACTTGAGGGCAAGACTGTAGCTATCGTAGGTATGGGACGTAGTTGGTTTGACTACAATCTTGCTAAATCACACGGAGTACATTTTGACGAGGTCTGGGCTATAAATGCCGTGGCTGACGTCATATTCCATGATCGTATATTCATGTTAGACCCAGCTAGTCGCTTTTTTGATAGCGACGATGCAGGTGGACAAACAGAGTCAATGAAAAAAATACTCAAAACACATGAAGGACCAATATATACATGTGAGTTAGATAAAAGAGCAAAAGGATTAGTTCTTTACCCAGTAGAAGAAGTGGTAAGAGATTTGAATTGTTACTACCTCAATAATACAGTTGCATACGCTATAGCTTTTGCTTTATGGAATAAAGTAGGTTGCTTAAAAATGTTTGGAGTGGATTTTACTTATTCTGGTAATTTGTATTTCGCAGAGTCAGGCAGAGGTTGTGTAGAGTTTTGGCTATCTAAATGCCAAGGTGCAGGTATGCAAGTGGAAGTAGCTAATTCTTCTACTTTATTAGATACCTCTATACCTGTAGAGGATAAATTATATGGTTATCATCGTTTAAAAGATCCAAAAATTATAGTACATGATCAAGAAAACAAATTACTTGTCTTCAACAAAAGTCAAATAGAAGGCAAAATTAATGGTGAACAAAAACCTGTTTTGATGGACCGCTATGATACGCATTTAAAACAAACAAAAGCGGGAGATCCTAAAGTATGGTAGATGAGATTACTCCTGGTGCGATACCGAGTCTGGGTATTATAGAAGCAAAAACTTCTAGCTTTGGAGGACACCCCCCTGAGTTTTGGGCTGATCGTATAACAGAGAAAATAGTTAGTGTTTCTGATGACAATGAACCACATGTAAAAGAACAAGCTAGAGTTTATAAAGAAGCAATCAGACAGGTTTGTTTGATTTACATAAAAAATGCTATAAAATCTTATAAAGCTACTTTAATTCAAGAGCTTCTGAAAGCAGGTGAAGAAGATGTAGCTAAAATTGTAAAAAGGATATAAATATGGCTATCACATCAACATTAACAACCAGCTTCAAAAAAGAGCTGCTAGAGGCTGTCCATAACTTCAAAAACTCAGGTGGAGATACTTTCAAACTTGCTTTATATACAAGTTCAGCAACTTTAGGTGCTACTACTACTGCGTTTACAACGACTGGACAAGCATCAGGTACAAATTACACTTCAGGAGGTGCAAACCTTACTAGAGTTGATCCTACTTCAAGCGGTACAACTGGTTTTACAGATTTTGCCGATTTGACGTTTGGAACGGCTACCATAACTGCAAGAGGTTGTATGATATACAATTCAACTGACAGCAATAAATCTGTTGCTACAATAGATTTTGGTGGTGACAAAACTTCTACTGCTGGTGACTTTACAGTAGTAATGCCTGCGGCAGCGGCTAGTACAGCTCTAATAAGAATAGCTTAGTAAATGTCTGTTGGATGGGGTCGTTCCACATGGGGAACAGGTCCTTGGGGTGAGCCTGCCTCGATTCCTGTAAGCTTCACCATATCTGGTGTTGCAGCTACTTCTGCTTTGGGTTCTGTTAGTACAGATGCTGAAGCAAACGTAACGCCATCTACTTTAGTTGCAACTTCTGCTGTAGGTTCTGTTACTACAGTAGCTGCTGCTAATTTAACGCTTTCAGGACAAGCAGGCACATCTGCTTTAGGTACAGCTACTGTTGATGCAGAAGCAAATGTAACGCCAACAGGACAATCAGCTACAGGATCGGTATCAGGTGTAGGTGTAAACGGTCAAGCTATCGCAACGGCACCAAGCGCCGTAGCCACTCTTGGTTCAGTTTCAGTTGATGTAGACGGTGAAGCAAATGTACCTGTATCTGGCCTTAGTGCAACAGGATCTGTTGGTTCTGTTACGATACATCACAACGCAAGATTTGATATTAATGGTGTTTCTGCAACAGGGTCTGTAGGGTCTGTAACAGTTGTAGCCAAAGCAACAGCTACTCTAACAGGTTTATCTGCTACTGGAGAGCTAACAAACCCTTTTGTTTGGAGCTTGATAGATGAGAGTCAAACCCCTAATTATAGTAATGTTGACGATAGCCAAACCCCTAACTGGGAAGATGTTGCTTAACTATGCAGAAGAAAGGTAATATAATCAATTGAACGGAGATATAAATGGCTACTTATGTAAATGATTTAAGACTTAAAGAAATAGCTACTGGTGATGAGTCAGGAACCTGGGGAACTTCAACAAATACGAATTTGGAACTGATTGGTGAAGCTTTAGGTTTTGGTACAGAAGGCATAACAACTAACGCAGATACGCATACTACCACAGTTGCTGATGGTGCAACTGACCCTGGTAGGGCTATGTATCTTAAATATACAGGTACATTGGACTCGGCCTGTACGATCACAATTGCACCGAACACTATAAGTAGGATGCAGTTTATTGAAAACGGCACTACTGGTTCACAAAACATCATAATTTCACAGGGTACTGGTGCAAACATAACCATACCTGCTGGCGATACTAAAGCAGTTTACTTAGATGGTGCTGGTTCTGGTGCAGCAGTAGTTGATGCTTTTGCTAGTCTTTCTACAGTAGATTTAAAAGTACAAGACGATCTAACAGTTACAGATGATGCCTCAGTAGGTGGCAATTTAACACTTACAGGTAATGGCGACTTTAATGGTGACTTAGACGTAGACGGTACTACAGAAACAGACGCACTAACTATTAATGGTTCAGCACTAAAGTATAAAGCCTTTGGTACAAGTTCAATAATGTTTGGTGACGATGCTACAGGAACTATTGATGCAGCAGATAATAATACAGGTGTAGGTGTTGATGTTTTTGCAGCTTTAACTACAGGCGATCATAATACTGCTGTTGGTTTTTCCGCAGGTCTAGCAAACACTACAGGCACTAACAACACATTCATAGGTAGTTTATCAGGCGATGCAAATAGTACGGGTAATAACAATGTTTCGGTTGGTAAGTCAGCTTTATCTGCAAACACTACAGCGTCAAGCGGAACGGCAGTTGGTAAATCTGCACTGGGTGCCAACACGACT